TGTTGGATAAGATGCGTTAGATTCCTCTGCTGACATTACTTCCAATACGATATCTCTACCTGTGTTTGGGTCTGTAATATCTCCGTAATCAGGGTCAGCAATATATCCTAAGATATCTTGATAAACTGTCTTACCGAATCCCCAGAATTTTACTCCTTCTGATTCTTTACCTCTTACGATAACTGGTACAAAAGTTCTTAACTTTGGTTCCATTTTCTTACCTGCTTTCCAATCATCGGTATCACCTGTTCTCTTAAGTTTTTCTGCAAACTCAACGATAGGGTCAGGTCGACCAAATGACATTGGACTTAAATAAGTCTTGTTGTTAATGTTGTAATGAAAGTAAAGTTCAATGAAAGGAATGTCTTTGTTGAACTTGTAAGGAACGATTCTCACTTGAGATTTTCCGTTTGCCGGTTTGAAAATTGAATCCGACTTTTTAGTGTTGTTTTGTAAAGAGCTAAATCTCTTTAGTGCCAATGAAATGTCCATTGTTTTGTTGTTTTTAGGGTTTAAAAATTTGTTTTTAAAGTTGAGGTTTATACTGATATATTCCTATATCTAAATATAACTTTTTCATCTTTTATTACTATAAATATACGACTATTTTTTGATATTACCAAATTTATTTTTGAAGGTTTTCAACCTTGCGATTTAGGTAAAATATAGCTTTTTTTAGGTCTTCCAGTTCTTTTTTGGGGTCTTTTTTACCTGCTCTTGCAACATATTTGACTACATTGAATAGGTAGGCATCTTTGTCTAATCCCCATGCTTCACATACTTTAATTACTTCGTATGGATTGTCTACGCCCCCATAGTGTTGAGGGCCATTTACCATCTCAGTTTCCTTACGAATTGGTATTGCGTATTCGGGGGTTCCTGAAAATGAATATTCTTCTTTTTTTATTTCCATACTTGATACCATTTTCTTTTAGGTGCAGGTTTACATAAACTAAATGGATTATCTCCAAATGATGTTGTACCTACATATTTTGATGAAAACATATTTAAAAATACTTCGTGATATTTTTCAGGTATCTTACTAAAATCAGCTTTTATTTCTACATTTAATTCAATTGCTCCGTCTGTAACTGTTATCAATTTTAATGAATTGTAAGTTTCAACATATTGTGATGATTGAATGTTTAAGTATCCTCCACCCAAAAATAACTCTGTATCTTTTTTCTTTTCTGCCATAACTTATTTTTTACTTTCCCAATATAATTCTCTAACCTTTGCTCCCAATTCGGCATCGTTGGGTGTATCTAAAATTGTTCTACTATTTACAGTGATTAAATTTCTATCCTCACCTAAATAACATTCTCTACATAATTGTCCTGCTCCCTCTACATAACCATATCTAAAATCGACATGAGTAGTTTTTAATGTAGTAGTTTTTTTACTACACATAACACAGGTTTCGTAAATCTCTAATTCATCGTTTTGTTTTCCTACTGATGTAACTAATCCGTTTTCATCAAATGTAAGTGGTACATGTTGTTCACCCATAATTTATTCTTTTATTGTTTCTAATTTGTTTTTCAATTTTACTGCAAGAGCACAAGTTTCATATTCCTCAAAGTCAATAAGGATTTGTAATTGTTCGTCTAATAATTCTGTAAATTCTCTACTATCAATGGATAATGTAATAACTATAATCTCTTTAATTAAGACTTTTGCGAAATCAACTCTCTTCTTTTTATTTCTTATTCCGAATGCAATACCATCTACGATTGCTTTTGCAAGTTCTATTTTGTTAAGTTCAAAAATATCCGAAGGTAAGTTTGCGTGAATTTGAATTGGAGTGTATCTATTTCTCTTTGTCATGAACCAAATATAAGAAAAATATTTTAATTTTCCAAATTTTGGGTATTAAAAGATTTGAACACTTTTGTAGGTATCATTTTATAACCTGTATTAGATGTAGTTAAGATACAATTTCTAAATTCTTCCCAATCAATCATATAAGAGTTATCCAATTGACCACCGGTTTTTGACTTAACTACTTCATTTAAAGCATTAATAGTGTATATTGAATTAGATTGTTTCTTTCTATGTACAAGAATAGTTTTCCATTCCGAAGGGATTGCATTAGAACCTTTTTCGACATTAAAAGTAATGAATGCTTCTTCAGGTCTCACTTTACTTTCTAAAATAAAAACATTTGGATTGGTTAGAGTATAGTTAGTCAATATAAAATCAACCGATTTATCTAATTCCTCCTTTGTCGTAAAAAGGCAAAGTAGTTGTGTATTCATTATTTTCTTTTATTTATTCTTGCATCAATTTCTTTACAACTATTTTCAAATTCTTTTGCAGGTGTACATTCTAAAGAAATTGAACCATTATATCCTACTCCCTTTTCTCTCATTTGTATATTTGCTATTTTTAATGGTTTTGCATTATTTCCTTTTGCAGAATATGTTAATGCTGCTACACCATTTGTAACTTTTATACTTAAAAATTCTTTTACATCATCCCAATTGGTTGTTCCAAACATTTGCTGCATATGTTTTTGTGTAACATACATACTATCAATTTGCATATTTTCAACTCCTTCAACCATTGTTTTAACAGGTATAGCTTCTTGTAATTTTTTCAATAACATACCTTGGAAATTTTTATCAGTTGCCATTTTCTTTGCAGCCTGTGTAATAAAACCATATGTTATTTCTTTATGCGAATCTAACCATTTATCACCACCCTGATATGCTCCCATCATTTTATGATACACCATTACTGCTTTCTTAAAATTCTTTGAACCACCACCTACATAATTTGCTAGTTCATTTACATCAACTGTTTTAGTTTTACTTAAATAAGTTGCAACTTCTTTAGCTAATACTGCTTCATTTTTATCCATATAATACGGGTCATTTTTTTTACGACTCATACAATCTTTAAGAACTGAATTAATTTCACCTTTAGGAACTTCTCTAATAGATAAACATCCTGTTTCTGCACTCTTCATTTGAGCATCTTGCAATTCTTTATTACTAACAGGTGCTTTTGAAAGAGCTTGTTTTTGTAATTGTTGTAATTCTGCTTTTTCGTTTTTACCAAATCTTGAGTCTTTTGCATCTGATAATCTTTGTAATTCCTCTGCTCTCATTTCTTTTTGTTGACCCAATGTATAATACCAGTTAGATGGTTCACCCAATCCGGCATTTAATAAGAAAATTGCCCAATCTTTTTTACAACTGATTTCCTCATTATATATTTTACCATTTACTTTAATTTGTGCATTGATATCTGTTGAATCACCTTTAGAATTATAATCAATTCCTAATGCTTCTTGTTGTGCTCTAACATCCCATGTCATACCAGTTACATCCCATTTTCCTGCACCGAATTTTGTATTCATATTAGTAACAAATGCATCATGTGCTCCACCCATTTCTTTAATCCACGATTTATCTAAAATTGGAACACCACCTGCTTTTTCAATTGCATCTGCGTTTTGTACTAAACTATTTAAAAATTCATTTCTAGCTGCGATACCTTTTGGAGTTGCAGGGAAACAAAATGCAGCTTGCATTGCTAATTCATTTGTTTGTGCTGAAATTTTGCCTGCACCATATTGGTCGGTTACTATACTAATAGGTGGTTCAAAATCTCCTTGTTTAGACATTTGCATAAGACTTTTCAAAGCTTCGTAACCAGCTGGTGGTAACTTTGCTTTAAGTAATGCATCCGATTGTTTAGGAAATTGATATTTTGTAGTTACTGCTTTTGGATATGCTTTCTTAAAATTAAGAGCTGCTTGTTGTGGTGTTATTTTACTTTTTGGTAAATATTTTAATCTATTAGATGCTTTCTTTTGGTCAACTTCTTTAGAACCCTTTGTACCATATCTACTTTTTGGTACTACCACCGCTACACCTTTATTTACATCAACTTCTTTTGAACGAGATGTTTTTTTATCCGCAGCTGCTCTTTTTTCTGCACCATTTCTAAATTCTGCTGAAGGGATATTTGATGTTGGTTTTTCTGGTGCTGCTCCACCCTTACCACCTGCACTTGCTTTTTTGTCATCTCCCGCGGATGCTTTACCACCTTTTTTTCCTACTGGTTCATCTGCCACACCTATTGGAACTAATTTTCCTGTTTCTTGGTCGGTCATATGTGTAGTCGGGCCACCTTTTGCTTTTGCCCATCTGCCAAATCCGGTTGATACTAATCCTAACTTATGTGCTTCTTTTGATGCTAATGAGTCGGACGATTGTGGTTTTGCGGTTGGACTTTTTTGTCCTGCAGCTGCTCCACCGTTGG